GTATCGGCCCTAATGGCGAAGTGATGTTTGAGCAAGGCGCTGGCGTGCAGGCTAAGCCATTCACCGAGGCGCAAGGCAAGGACGTGGTTTATTCCACCCGCGCCCGGGGCGCATTGGAAGCCCTAGAGCCTGTTGCAAACGCTTTGACTAGCCGTGCATCGCGCGCCGCCGAATATGATCCGACTGGCTTTGTCCGTGGCGCGGTGCAGTCTGATGAATATCAGATCGCAAAGAATGCAGGCGATGAATTCCTGCAAGCTATCCTGCGCAAAGATACTGGAGCGGCAATCACGGCAGACGAACAAACGCTGTATGGTAAAACATACCTGCCGCAACCGGGCGACAATGAAGCTTTGCTTGCACAGAAGAAAGCGGCACGTCAGCGCGCGATTGTGGCCCTTGAGGCTGGCATGTCACCTTCCATGATTGTGGCGCAAGAAAAGGCGCTTACAGCAAGCGGGTCAACTGTAGCATCGGTGCCACCTGCCGGAATTGATCCAGCGGATTGGGCGGCTATGACGCCAGAAGAAAAGGCATTGTTTCAATGACGCCAGAACAGGAAGCCGCAATCGCCGCCGCTAAAGCCCGCCGCGCTGCAACTGGTGGCCTTACGGCAGCACAAGCCGCAGCAGTAGCGGCAGCACAGGCCAGACGTTCAACGGATCGCGCTACCATCATGGCGGAACGCTCGGCGGCGCAAGGTGGCGTTGCTGGTGCAGTCGCGCGGGCTGAACCGTTGAACAAGCAGGCCGCAGCCGAAATTCTTTTGTCTGGTGTTCCGACTGGCCTTGCCCCGTTGACAAAGTTTAACGAAGGCTTGCCGTTTATCGGGTCTTACGCCGATGAATTGACCGGATTGCTCGGCGGGGATCGCGCTATGGAATATCAGCGCGCAATTTCTGAAGCATATCAGCAGGTAAATCCCAAAAAATCAATGGCGCTTGGCCTTGGTGGCGGGGCATTGGGAACTGCGGCAACTATGGGCGCATTGCCCGCGCGTGCTATTGCCGCAATTGCAGGCCCTACAGGTATGCGCACCCTTCCGGCCATTGGTCGTGGGCTACTTGCTGGTGCGGCTGGTGGCGCTGTAGAGGGCGGCATCTATGGCTCTGGCACCGGCACAGATGCGGCGTCACGGGCGGCTAACGCTGGCACAGGTGCAGCGGTTGGCGGGCTTCTTGGTGGCGCTCTTGGCGGCGCAATGCCGTTGATTGCCAAGGGCGCAGAGAATGTTGCCGGATACTTTCGCCGCAGCGATGTTGATAGCATTGCGCAAGAGCTTGGCATCTCAAAACAAGCCGCAACTGTTATTCGCAACACGTTTGACCAAGGCGGCGACTTCCAAGCCGCGCGGGATGCGGTCTTGCGGGCTGGCGACGAAGGCATGGTTGCAGATGCTGGCTTTGCAGCACAGGCTCTGCTTGATGCGTCTGCATCTACTGGCGGTCAGGCTGGCACAATCGCCCGCAATGAGATTGAGGGGCGCATGGTTCGCACCAATGCGGCGCTTGAAAGCAACCTTGATACGGCATTGGGGCCAGCCCCGCTTGGGCCTAAGACTGCCGTTGCAGATATTGCCAAGCGCACTGCGCCTGCCCGTGATCTGGCCTATACCACGGCATACGGCACCCCGATTGACTACTCATCGCAGCAAGGGCGGCAGATCGAGGAAGTAATCGGGCGGATCGCGCCGGATGATCTAATCTCAGGCATCACCGAAGCTAACAAGGAAATGCTTGCGCGCGGTGAAGTCAATCAGCAGATCATGGCCGTCCTTGGGCCAGATGGTAAGGTTGAATTCTCGCGCGAAATGCCAAACGTGCGGCAGCTTGACGAAATCAAGAAGGCTTTGCAGCGCATTGCCTATTCGCGGGCGAACACGGATGACTTTGGGCGGCTTACCGGCACGGGCCAGCGGTATGCTGACCTTGCACGCCAATTGAAAGAAGCTACCGCAAGTGCAGTGCCTGACTACGCATCTGCCGTGTCAATTGGCGGCGATAAGTTGGCAGAGGAACGGGCGTTTGGCTTGGGGCGCGATCTGCTTAGCCCAAAAACTGAGGTTGAGGATATCGGCCTAGAACTAGGGAAAAACCCTTCGCAAGCGCAACTGTCTGCAGCTAAGTCTGGCCTTCGCAGCTATATCGACAAGGTGATGGGCGATGTTCGCGCAGTTGCATCTGACCCTAACATTGACGCCCGCGAGGTCATTAAGGCGGTTAGTGATCTAAGCAGCGCAAACGCTCGCACAAAGATCAGGTTGTTGATGGGCAAAGAAGCTGATGCTTTACTGAAGCAGGTTGACCAAGCGGCGCAAAGCGCAACCGTTCGCGCGGCAATGGCCACCAATTCCAAGACGGCTATTCGCGGCAACGTGAAGTCTGATGTTACGGCGATTACTGACCCCGGAATTATTGGAGGGGTTATGCAGGGTGAGGGCGTCAACGCATCAAAAGCCCTCATTCAGGCTATCACAGGACAAACAAAAGAATATACTGTCGCGCAGCAGCAGAAAATCTTTGCTGACATTGCAAAGGCATTGACGCAAAAGAAAGGCAAGTCGGCTTTGGCGGCATTGGACTATATCCAGAAAGCTATTGCTGGTCAGCCGATGACGGCGGCGCAGAATGAGTTTGTCGCGCAGCAAATCGCGGCAACTGGTCTACTTGGCGGCATCCCCGCTTCACAAGAAATGTTTGGGGCTAGGTAATGAAACCGACAAAGCTGACAAAAGACCAAATTCAAAACACGCTCACCACGGCGATCACCGAAGCGGTTGACTTTGTGGAAAGCGAAATCGCGCCTGATCGGATCAAGGCGCAGAGATACGTTGACGGCAAGGTTGACATTACCGCAGAAGATGGGCGGTCAAAGATTGTGGCAACCAAGTGCCGCGATACCATCCGCGCGGTAAAGCCGTCGCTGATGCGGGTGTTCTTGCAGGCAGATAAGCCAGTTGAGTTTATCCCGCGCAGCCCGCAGGCAGCGGTTGAGGCTGATCAGAAAACCAACTACGCACAGTATGTGTTTGAAAAGAATGGCGGCTTTATGCTGCTGTCTGATGCGATTGACGACGCGCTAAAGAAAAAGGTCGGCATCCTCAAGGCATATCATCAAGAGGAAACCGACGCCGAAATCGACGAATACACGGGGCTTACTGAAGATCAGGTTGCGCTGATCAAGATGGACCCTGATGTGGAAGTCATCGAAGAAGGCGTTGAGGTTGAGGCCGTCATCGATCCGACTGGAATGATGATCCAGCCGCCTATCTATGAAATGAAGGTTTCGCGCACGTCGCGGCGCGGTGAAATCAAGATTGATACAATTGCGCCGGAAGATTTCTTTGTGGATCGGTCGGCCAAGTCGATTAAAGATTGCTACGTTTGCGGGCATAGCACAGAAGCCCGTGTTGGCGATCTGGTGGCGATGGGCTTTGACTTCTCGGAAGTCTATGACTTGTCAGGTGTCAATGATAGCGGCGTTGATGGCGAGGAAAACTTGCAGCGCAACGGGTGGGATGACGCATCCGACCAAGACGCAAATGATCCATCCATGCGCAAGGTGCTGTTTACAGAAGCCTACATGCGGATGGATATTGAAGGCATCGGCGTTCCGAAGCTGTATAAATTCCTGTGCGCCGGTCAGAAATACACCGTCCTTGATTATGAACTTGCAGACGTAAACCCGTTTGCGGTGTTTGAGGTTGACCCGGAGGCGCATACGTTCTTCGGGCGGTCTCTTGTGGAAATCATCATCGAGGATCAGGACGCCAGCACTGTGCTATTGCGCGGGATGCTGGATAACCTAGCCATGCTGAACAACCCGCGCCTTGTGGTCGGCCAAGGCGTCAACATGGATGACGTGCTGAACAACGAGATCGGCGCAATCATCCGCACCAAGGATATTACCCAACTTCGGGAAATCACTATTGGGGGGGCAGCAACGGCTATCCTGCCAGCGATGATGTATTACGACGAGGCCATTCGCGGCAAGACAGGCGTGTCTGGGGCTGGCATGGGCCTTGATGCGGATGTTCTGCAATCTCAGACCGCGCAGGGCGTCAACGCCGCTGTGCAGGCCGCTAATCAAGTCTCAGAGCTTATTGCGCGGCATTTGGCGGAAGGCGGCATGAAGCAGCTATTCCAGATTATCGCACAACTGGCACGGCAGAACCCTAACCCCGAAGAAATGATGCGGGTGAATGGTCAATTCATGCCGGTTGATCCGCGCTCTTGGACTTCATCCATGGATATGTCTGTGAATGTCGGCCTTGGCACTGGCAAGCACGAAGAGAAGGCCATGGTCCTGCGCGAAACTTTGCAAACGCAGATGGGTATCTGGCAGGCATACGGTCCGCAAAACGGCATTGTCACCATGACGCACATTCGCCAGACCTTGGCAGATATCCTGCGCCATAGTGGCATGTATAACGCTGATCGGTATTACGCGCCCATGAACCCGCAAACTGAGCAACAGCTTATGATGCAGGCCGCACAAGCCGCACAAGGGCAGCAGCCGCATGGCGATCCGAATGCTGCATTCTTGCAAGCTGAACAAATGAAAACATCGGCCCGCGTGCAGGCTGACATGGCAAAAACTGCACTGGACGCAAAGCGCCTGCAAATGGATGATGACCGCGAGCGGGATAAGATGGCGCAGGACTTGGCAATCAAGGTTGCTGAAATCTTGGCTAAAACTGGCGTTCAGTTGAACACTGCCAGCCTAAAAGCCGAGCAATCAATGCCGCGACCGATGCAGCCGCAAATTGGCGGGATGGTTCCGAATGTCTGATATCAAGCGCAAAGCCGCAGAAGCTAGAGCGTTGCTAAATGATCCCGCATTTCAAGATATTGTGGATGAAATCAAGCAAGACGCGGTGGCATTGTTTTTGCGCCCTAAATGTAGTATTGAAGACATGCAAGCTGCACATGATCGTGTGCAGTCAACCCAAACATTCCTTGACGCATTGCAGGCACGAATTGACGCCGAGATGATAGAGGATAAAAAGAAAGGTCAGGACCGCCGTGGCGACTGATGAAACGATGGAAGCCGCTGTTGAAAAAATGTTCGAGCCGATTGTGGCAGAGCAGGATGATAACGTTCTTGAGGAAGTCCAAGACGAAACGGTGGAAACCGATACCGCTGATGATGACGTAGCGGAAGATGAAACGTCAATCGAAGACGAGGATGAAGACACAGAGGACGCCGATCCTGAGCCTATCTCTAAATTCACCGTCAAGGTTGACGGCACGGAAGTTGAGGTTTCGCTTGATGATCTAAAGCGGTCTTATTCTGGGCAGGCTTACATCCAGAAGGGTATGCAAGAAGCTGCGGAAGCCAAGAAACAGGCAACCGCGCTTTATGATACGCTTCAAAAGCAGCAGTCGGAATTTCTTGCCGTTGTGCAGCAAGTGCAGCAGCAGGGTTTTCAAATGCCGCCCCAAAAGCCTGATGCTTCAATGGTTAATTCTGACCCCATTGGATATGTGCAGGCCGAGGCACGTTACCGCGAAGAAATGATCGCATTCGTGCAGCAGCAACAGCAATTGCAGCAGGTGCAAGCGCAGCAGTCCCAACTCCAAGAGCGGGCTATGCAGGAGTATCTCAAAGAGCAATTGAGCGTCTTGCAGTCGAAAATCCCTGAATTCTCTGACGCCAAAAAGGCAGGGGAATTGCGGGCGAAACTGATCAAGACAGGGGCGGAAGCGTATGGCTTTACGGAGGCTGAATTGGGCGGCATCACTGATGCGCGTCACGTTCAGGTTCTACATGACGCCGCAAAATGGCGTGAGCTTCAAGCGAGTAAGGCAGTGGCGAAAAAGCCGCATGATGCACCTCGCAGCGTGAAGCCCGCAGGAAAGCGGCCTGAGCCTGTGCAATTGGCTACTGCTCGTAAACTGGAACAAGCGCGTAAGTCAGGGAAGCCTGAGGCTTTCATTGATCTTATGTTCAAACGCAACTGAATAGGAGTGCATCATGGCACAACCGACCAATACCCTCGATAGCTACGATATCCGTGGCATCCGCGAAGACCTTGAGGACGTGATCTACGATATCTCGCCCGAAGAAACCCCGTTTTACACCGCCTGCGGCAAGGCAACCGCATCGGCAACTTACCACGAATGGCAGACCGACGCCCTGCGCGCATCGGCCACAAACGCGCACATTGAAGGCGACGACACCGTTGCTGAAACCCGCGCGGCGACCGTGCGTCTGGGCAACTACACTCAGATTTTCAAAAACGCCGTCAACATTCCCGGCACCGATGCTGGCCTGAAAAAGGCTGGTCGTGGCCGTGAAATGGCGTTCCAAGTGCTGAAAGTTGCCAAGGAACAAAAGCTCGATATCGAAAAGGCGCTGTTTGCCAACCAAGCTCGCTCGGCTGGTTCCAGCGTTGCTGCTCGTTATCTTGCTGGTGCGCCTGCATGGCTCTACACCAACACCGAATTTGAAAGCGGTTCCGGCGGTGCAGACCCGACTGGAGATGGCACCAACGCTCGCACCGATGCAAGTTCGCCCACTGCATTCTCGCAGGCCAAATTTGACCGTGTTATGACGCAAATCTGGCAATCTGGCGGAAAGCCCGATGTCGTTTATCTGTCTGCATTCCAGATGAACGTCGCGCAGGGCTTCACTGGCAACAACAACCAGAATTCTGTGATCGATGCCGCGAAGAATAAGGTCGTCAAATACATGTCGATCTATGTCACCGCATACGGCACGATTGAATTCAAACCCACCCGCGAAAACCGTTCGCGCGATGTGTTTATCCTTCAATCGGATATGTGGTCTGTCGGTGTTCTGCGGGCTACGCGCAATGAGGAACTGGCGAAAACTGGCGACAACGAAAAGCGCCAAGTCGTCACCGAACTGACGCTGATCTCGAAGAACGAAAAGGCTTCGGGCGCTATTTACGATAATACAACGTCTTGACGACTTCGTGACTTTGAGCGGGCGGGATAATCCGCCCGTTTAACCTTCCCAATCAAAGGAGGCTGTTATGCCCTCGCAATATTTTGACACCTACGGGATCGTTACGGTCACGGCTTCGACTGTTACGATCACCGCCGATGGCTATGTGGGCCAGCGGATTATCATGAACCGCGCGGCTGGTATCACCGCCACGCTTCCGGCTGCAACTGGTTCGGGCAACCGCTACGAATTCATCGGCTTGGCCGATGCTTCTGGTAGCCAGATCATCAAGGTGGCAAACGCTACTGACGTGATGATGGGCTGGGCTGCGCTTGGCAACGATACCGCGTCGTCGTCCAACTTCTACACGGCGGATACTTCGGACACCATCACCCTGAACGGCACCACGACCGGCGGCTATAAAGGCTGGCGGGTTGTTTGCGATGATATCGCAAGCGGCTTCTGGGCCGTTACCGTGGCATCGGAAGCGTCTGGCACTGAGGCCACGCCGTTCTCGGCAACTGTGTCCTAATCAATCAGGCGGGGTGAATAGCCCCGCCTATCCCATGGGGGCGATATGATCCTAGTGACCATCACCGCAGGCGCGGGCGACTATCTGGCGGGCGATATCATGACGCTAGGTGACGCGCAAAAGATCAAGAAACAGCACGGGGCTTTGGACTATGAAACTGCGCGAGGAAATGAAGGTAGATGGCGATCACTTGGTGATCAAGCAGACCCACGACTTCACGCCGATCTTGGACAGAGCGAAACAGTTGCGGGATATCGGGGCAGCGAAGTTCGGGGAGAGCCGACTGGTGGGCGTGATCCCAATGAAGCTGTGGGCCGAGTGGGCCAAGAAGTGGGGCGTAAACGCGGGCGACCACGCCGCAATGCGTGAAGTTGTGGCGCGCGAGATGAACAATTCAGACAACGCGCACTTCCGCGTTTGGCAGGGGAAATACTGAAATGGCACTTACTATTCAACGACTGCCAGCGCGTTACCGCACCATTGTGACATGGGCGACTGAAACGACGGCTGCAAACTCCAGCATCAAGCCGTATGAGCCTGAAACGTCTATGGCGGTTTCGTCTATTCAGGTTGCGGGAACGTTTGGCGGCGCGACTGTTACGTTTCTTGGTTCCAATGACGGGACAACCTACACGGCGATCAAAGACAACCTCGGCAACGCAATCAGCGTAACGGCTGCGGGTCAGTTTGAGCTTTCGACCGCCTATCGGTATTTCAAGCCAAATATCAGCGGCGGCACCGGCGATAGCTTGAACGTGTATCTTCTGCACTGGGGCTGAAATGGATCAGGCAGTAATCCGCCGTCGGCGCAATGGTGGGTTTAACCCGTCCAGACTATTCAACGCGTCCGAACCCGGCCAGCTTATGCCGGTCGATCCTGCGTATCTCTACCAAGACACCGCAGGCACTCAGCCTGTAACGGCGACAGGTCAGTCTGTTGCGCTGCAATTGGATCAGTCCAAGGGTCTAGTTCTTGGAACTGAGTTGGTCACGAATGGTGATTTTTCGGCAGGTAGCGATGGGTGGACGGAAAATTATGATGGTATTTCTGGATGGCAGGTAGTCGCTGGAGTGGCAGTGCATGTTGGCGCGACCAATCCATACTTTACGTCATCCTATCAAACTACAGTCGGCGCTACGTATAAAATCACTTGCACAGTAACAGGAGTTGTAAAGCTAGAGACGGCAGACGGCATTGTTGATTTATCTACTGGATCAAGGTTTTTTAGAGCCTCATTGACATTTTTGAGGCTGTATTCAAACAGTAGTGGCTCCATTGACAACATATCCATCAAAGAACTCCCCGGCAACCACGACACGCAGGCTACTGTCGGATCGCGCCCGATCTATGGGAAGCATCCGGCTAATGGCTATCGCAACATGCTGGCAGCGTCGGATACGCTATCAACGCAAAGCGTCACGGTAACGGCAGTTGCGCATACCTTGGCTTTCACCGGCACGGGAACGGTAACGCTTTCCGGTGCGTCTACGTCTGGGCCTCTGGTCGGCACTGGCGCAAGCAACCGCGTGTCGCTGACGTTCACGCCTACCGCAGGAACCTTAACACTCACAGTGTCGGGCAGCGTCACGCTGGCGCAGATGGAGCGTGGGTCGCTTACCGCATATCAGCGGTGCGGCGCAACATCCGGCCTGTCATGGCCCGCGCCCGCGTCCTACGATATCACCGAGGTAGGGCAGCCCGATCTGCATTACCTGCACTATAACGGCGTGTCATCGTTCATGGTGTCGCCCACGATCACGCCTGCAACGGATAAGGTTCAAGTTTTCGCTGGCATCAGAAAGCTAAGCGATGCGTCTATCGCCGTTGCTTTGGAACTCAGCGCAGCTTATGGCACAAACGCAGGGACTTTTTATCTAGCTGCTCCTGAAAGCACGGGGCTATCTGGGGATTTCAGTTTTGCAAGCAGGGGTTCTGCCACTCCAGTGGCGGCAAAATCTCCAACAACTCTTGCCCCTGCTTCCCGTGTCGTTGCCGGGATTGGTTCCATCTCAACCGATACGTCAATTCTTCGCGTGAACGGCGCGCAGGTGGCATCTACTGTGACCGACCAAGGCACCGGAAATTATCTGGCCTATCCTATTTATACAGGCCGTCGCGGAGGAACCACCATGCCTGCTAACATTTTGCTCTACAGCAAGATCATCCGCTTCGGCGCAACCCTGACCGCTGCTCAGATCGCATCAACTGAACGCTGGACGGCGCAACGCACGGGGGTTGCAATATGATTAGGATCACCGCAGCCGCATCGGCCACGATCATTGACGCGGCCAATCATTACGCGATGTGCATCGGCATGAGCGAGGCCGAGGCCGACACCTATCAGGGGCTGAACTGGCAGGACGCGCAGGGCAATCTCTATGCGGCGACGTCCTTCATGGTGCGGCCTGAGTGGCTTGGCGCAGCGCAGTCGCCACTGGTGCGCCCTGCATGGGATACCGCTGGCGTCGTGGATATGACGCTGGCAGCGCAGGGGCAGGCCGCGTTGCGGTTTTGGCTGGATGGCGTCAATTCGCCGCCACCGCCCGCCGCTGGCGTGGGCCTGCTGACCGTCTATGGCAACATGGGCGCGCAAGAGGCTTTGGCGCTGATGGGCCTTACTGCGGTTGAGGTTCTGTAATGCGCGACAAGGTGCTGCACTTCATCGCTGGCGCTATCATTGCAGCACCGATCACATGGTCAGGGTATACAGTCCATGCGGTTATCATTGCTGGACTTGCCGCAATCGCAAAAGAGGTTTGGGACACGTTTGGCAACGGGACACCTGAACTAGCAGATTTTATTTCAACCGTTATCGGTGCTGCCATGGTGACAGCACTCCTAACACATTGAGGATACTGACATGGTTAAAACAACTGACGACGAAATGGGATTGATCGCAACGATGCAGCGCGATGCTGCCGATGTGAAGGCACTCTTGCGCCGGATGCGGACTTGCGCGCTAGACCTGATGAAGATTAACACTGATGCTGGTCGGCTTGAACAGGCCAATGATGCGATGATTTGGGCTGGGGCAATCATGGAAGCCCATGGCAAGATCATGCAGGCACACGGGGCCGCATCGCACGCGCTTATCCGTGGCTTCGACAATGGCGGCGAAATTGTCATCATGGGTCCGGGTCGGTGAGTGATCTACAGATCATCTATGCAATATGGCTGGCCGGGGTGTTTATCGCATTCCGGCCAGTTTTTGCAATGTGGGTTGTACTTGCAAACATGCTGGCAATCTTGGCAACATGCGGCCTGATGGATATTGGCGTGATTGATCGGCCAAACTCTACGCTATTTATCATGCTTGCCGATCTGGTTTCAGGTGTCGTTCTGGCCATGCGCGGCGGTGTGTCGCGGGTGCTGGCATGGGGATATGCCGCTACTGTGGGCTTATACAGCCTGAACATAATTCTTGATGTTTCCTTGGATACAACTTTTGCGCTAGTATACGTCATATGCTTTGCTCAATTAGGGGTGTTAACGATTGGATCAGGCGGTGATAATGGTTATCGCAATCGCCGCAGATTTGGCGCTACTGCTGTTTCTGGTCCAGTTTCGCACCGAAACGAAGGCTTGGCTGGTGTCGGCGTGGCGCTGGTTTCTCGCGGCGATGGGGTGGCAAAATGACTGATGATGAACGCGCGCGGATTGCGGCAGAAGCGCGGTCGGAAGCCAACCTTGAAAACAGGCTCAATAATCTTGAGGGCGAGTTGGCGAAAATGCAGGCTGTTATCACATGGGGCATCAGAACGATCTGGGCGGCGGCGGGATATCTCGCGCTGCAACTGTGGAACTTCATCACGGTAGGCGGGTCTCTAAAATGACAAAGCTGGCCGCATCCATATTCATTACCTTGGCTGCTGCGAATGCAATCACTGGGGTGTTTGGGCATTTGCCAGCCCCGCAACATGAGGTGACAAGGTGAACGCTGAGTTTTGGAAGATCGTCCGGCAGATGTTTGGCGGGCAACTCACGCCGAAGCAGGTTGACGGAATCGAGACTATCCTAGCCGCTTCATCCGGTCATCCGATTAGCCATCGCGCGTATATGCTGGCCACGGCCAAGCACGAGACTGCCGACACCATGCAGCCGATCACAGAATACGGCGGACGCAAATACTTCGACAAATACGACACCGGCAAATTGGCGAAGGCGCTGGGCAACACGCCCGACAAGGATGGCGACGGCTATCTGTATCGCGGTCGTGGCTATGTCCAGATCACTGGGCGGGCCAACTACGACAAGGCCGGCGACAAGCTGGGGATTGATCTGATTGGCAATCCTGATGCGGCGCTAAATCCCACCGTTGCGGCGCGTATCCTTGTGCGCGGTTGCTCTGAGGGATGGTTTACCGGCAAAAAACTGTCTGACTACATCCCCAGCGGAAAGCCGGATGCGTATCGAGAGGCACGTCGCGTCGTGAATGGAACGGACAGGGCCGATCTGATCGCAGGATATGCGCGCGAGTTTGAAAAGGCGCTAGATGCTGGTCAGGTTAATGAAACGCCAAAAACCGAACACGTCGCGCCGGTCATGTTAACGAAACCGTCGGTCTGGCAACAGATCATCGCCGCAATCATGATAATCCTGAAAGGACGCAAACAATGAACCCAGTCTATATCCGCCTTGCGCTGTATTTCATCGCGCCGATCCTTGGGACGCTTCCCGGCGTTACCTATGACGCTGCGGCGCAGGTGATCATGATCAACATCGAAACCGCCGCTGTAGGGCTTGCCGGATCGGCGCTGTTTACCGGCGCTGTGTTCGCCAAGTGGGGAAAGCGTTAATTGGCGATCCGTTAGCCTGTCCGCATTGGACCGCAGACTGTGACCCCGATGCGCCCGCTACGCAGTTACACCGGACTTGCTATACCGCCACGGATCAACGGACGGTGTCGTAGGCTAGGCCTGAAACATACATGCCACAAAAGACGAGGTGACGCAATGCTGACGCTAATCCTATCGCCCCTGCGCAAAGCCGCTGGATGGGCCGCAGCAGCCCTCTTTGCGTTTCTGGCTGTGTTGGGGCTGGCAAAGCGCCAAGCGCGGCAGGAAACTGCGCTACAGGCGGCGGAACGGTATGCCAAAACACGAAGGAAGATTGATGATGCGGATACTCTTGGCAATGATCCTGATGCTGCCCGTCGCTGGTTGCATGAACGGGGCAAATCCTGATGCGATTTGCGACGGGACCGATGCGACGCGGACGCAACATGCGGCGGCTCTGGCGGATGATGGCGGGCCTAAATCGGTGGTCACAGGCGCGCGGTTAATCCGCCAGATCGATGCGGCGTGTGGTTAATTCAACTCCCCTTGCGGAACCATCATCCAGTTTGATCCTGTGGCGACAATGCAAGCCTGCATTTCACCAGTGACAGGCGGAACGACAACCATCGTCCACGTTCCGCCCTGCGATACATATACCTCAACCATGCCGCCGCGATCCTCCATAGCGCGGACTAGTTGCGCCTCGCCATAGCTATCCGACAGCGCGGCGATCAGATCAGTACGCGGATAGCATTCGGCTGCATTTGCTTGGGTGGCGAGAAGGCAGAGGATGATGCTTTTCATGCGGCATCCTCCGCGTCCAAAAAGTCAAACAGGCTTGGGACTTTGTAATCCCGTGCTGCCGCCTCAACATACTTCACACCATCAATAAAGTATCCGGGGTTCAACTCGCACCCAATGCCTTTTCGGCCTAGCTTAAGCGCGCGGAACGGAACAGTCATCAGCCCGCCAAACGGGTCATAAACCCACTCCCCCGGCTCTGTGTATTGAGCAATGGCGCGGTCAACAATGTCGAATTGCAACGGGCAGAGGTGCATTTCCTGACCCTTGCGCGATTGTTCGGCATTGATAGTCATCATGCGCGCTACATCGGTCCACACGTCAGGATGCACAGTGTGTGGAGGCAGCAGCATGAACGTAGGCGGCAGCTTGCCTTTCATCTCTAGGCTTTCGCCAATAGCTACATGGTGTTCAAAGTCATAGACTTCCGCCAAGGAAAACTGTTTCCATGTCTTATAGACAATATCCGCGTCAATGCCGTCCAGATCACCCGGCTTCAAGCTGCGGTTGCCAGATGATCGTGTATAGGCATGGGCGTCCAACTGCCAACGTGCGCGAGAGTATCCCCCTTCATTGCGCCAGTTCTTCGCCTCTGGGTCGAATTCTTTCTTGTCTTTCTTTGGCGGATTGTCAGCGTAGCCGTTGCTCATGTCGGTCGGAGGCTTGCGGAACAGCAGCAGATATTCAGGAACGCCAAACCCCATGCGGCTACCGTCCTTGCATTGCTCAGTCCAGCCAAGGCGATATGTCTGGTTGTTTTCGCGCACAACGTCTGTCGTGATCGTCTTCATGCCAAGGTAGGCAAATCCGTGCTTTTTGAACTCATAGACGCAATCCATGTGCAGGGTCGAAAGCGTTTGAAACCCGAAGCCTGACACGCCGCCGGGGATGATCCGATCCTTGACGTGAATAGCGCACACGCGGCCCGGCTCAAGCACCCGCAGCAAGTTTGGGATAAGAAAGCCCATTTGTTTCCAAAAGTGAGCATCATCATCGGTATGCCCAAAGTCGGCATAGTTTGGGCTGTATTCGTATTGCGTTGAAAACGGGATACTGGTTACGATCAGTTGGACGCTGTTTTCGGCCATGGCTGCGGTTTCTTTCACGCAATCGTTATGGATCACACGGTATTTTTCGCCTGCAACCTCAATGCGCTCAACGCCCATGGAACGGATAAGGGTTTGCTGCATCGCAATATCAGACAGGCCATATTCGCGGATAAGTTCAACCATCTTCTGCACCATCTCATTATGTTGTTTCCATTTGCGTTCAAGCGCGCGGCGAACCTCGCGTTCAGCTTCTGTGTAGATCAGATCTAGTCGAACACTCTCGGCGGTTTGACCAAATCGCAGAAGCCTATGAACGGCTTGAATGAAGTCATTGAATTTGAACCCAATGCCCAAGAACACAGCCCAAGAGCAATGCTTTTGCAGGTTTGTGCCAGACCCAAGCATCACAGGCTTTGCGCCAAGCTCTGCAATCTCACCGTCTGCAAACTTTCCGATGATATCTTCGCGCGCATCAAGGTCTTGCGACCCGTAGACGGTGGCAACTCCTTTGCAGGTGCGTTCAATCGCCACCCGTTCTGCCTCAAGATCATGCCAGATCAGCCTATGCGCCGCCGGATTGATGGCGCGAAGCTCTTGCAGTTTGGCAATGCGGTCTGGCAGGCTGTTGCGCTTTTCCCGCGCTATGCCAGTCAGATCAATGCTGGCATTGTTGAACATGCGCGCCTGACCATCCTTTTCATGCCCAGCAGTGGCAAGGTGATCCACTGGCAATTCATGCCAATGCAAGTCAAGCGGCGGCAGGTTGTAGCCTTCATCGGAAAATGCAGGATCAAGATCAGACGGTCGCGTGACGAATAGCGCCCAGCTTGCTACCCACAGCCAGAACTCCTTTTCCTTGTGCTGCATAATCGTTAGGTTGTCGGCTTTCTCGCTGTTTCGCTTGAAAAACCGCGTCTTTGCTTGGCCGATATCCATCACGTCCAGAAAACCAGCATAGGCCAGCAGCTCAATGTATTCATTCGGGCTTGGCGTTGCGGTTGCAACAAAGCGATACATCACACCATCATTGCGGACATGGTTTGATTTGTCGCGCCGATCATCGCCAGCAAACAATGCCATAAATTCGCGGAATGTCTTGGTTCCGCCGAACCCGCGCAAAATAGCGGCTTCATCCAGAGAGACGCCAATAAACGGATCAGGTGACACCTTGCCTTCGCGGACGCTTTCGTAGTTGGTCAGGTAAACGCCGGGGCCGTCAACCTCTGCCGTGTTGCGGATAAATTTCACCGTTACCGAAAATTCACCATGAAATCGGCGTTTTGCTTCTTCAATAAATTCACGGCGGACGCCAAGAGGCGCGACGATCAGCGTAGCTTTGCCAGTCTTGGCCGTGATAATGCGCATGGTCTCAATTTGAGTAGCCGTTTTGTGTAGGCCAAAGCTGGCAAACCAAGCACGCCGCCCTCCTTGGATAGCCCATTGCACCATTTTGCGCGTGTGCGGTTTTAGGTCTGGATTGATCTCATGGTCTTCAACAGAAAGCCCGCCAAACTTAGGGGCAATAGCCGCTTTGCGTTCAAGAAATTGCGCATAGTCAAAGGCTTGCCCCATCACGTTCTCCGATGTATGATTATTCTCAGTCATGCGCATCTCCCTGCGTTATGATTAGGATGCGGTGGCGTTCGGTCAGGTCCGCCACCGCTTTCCGACACTCTGCCATGTAATTGCAGTCGGGTCAATCTGGTTCTGTTGACGCCAAAGCGCGCAGGATCGCAAGCAACCATGCGCGGGCTGGGTCAGTGTGTTCTGCAATAGCCTCAGAAGAATTCGCAGGGTCTAGTGGGTATATCTCAACGGTGACGCCGTGCTTGCCATTGGTGAAGTGAGATACCCAGCAAGGCAGCATCCACCCCGGCAGCACCGCCTCATGCAGCGCCTTTGCGGCATTGAGTGAGCCGTTGTAGGCTTTCCATGCTGATTTGGGCGCTGATATATTTTCCATCAGCCCGTTTTCCACAAAATCATCGGGTGTCGCCGTCCCCGCCTCCACCTTCTCGGCCAGCCGTGTGAGGGCGCTCATGCGTCACCGCCGATCTGCGGAAAGTCCTCGGCCGACAGATTTTCACCATCGTTCAATGCGTATTTCGCCCCATCGCGCGTGAGCCAAAACACATCATCGCCGCCTGACAATGCGTTACCATTGATCTGCCGTGCGGCCCCTATTGCAACCATGGCAACCCAATGGTCATAGTTAGTGCTGCCCTTTTCGGTCACGAAATGGTTTCGGTAGCTGACCTTGCTCCTTGATAGACCAAGCGCATGGCGGGCCAGATTACGCTGGGTTTCTGACATTGTAATCTTGCTCATGCTGCACCGCCTTTCGCGGCGGCAAGGGCGGCGCGGGCACGTTGTATCCATGATGTTTGCAAATGGATCGGCCTGAGGATTAACGTTTCCCCAGTCAAATCCCACTCCTCATAGCCTTCAATCATGTTCTGCAACGCCTCCACCAGCGCCGCGATCTTCGCGTCACGGGGGTCGGGCTGCACGTCGATGGCGGCGAGGATAAGGGATGCGCGATGGGCTTCGATAGCGCGTTTCCCATCCTCGTTATATGCCGTCCAGCCGACTTTCAGAAGATCACAAAGCGCATCCCACTCAGGGCCATTCCGCCCTTTGCGCTGCCGCCACACCAGCGGCTTGACCGTCACCCGCACAGGATCGGCGGTCTGACTGGCGGCAACGGCGGGGAGGGCTGCGATGCGATCTGATGCAAGGTTTAGAACTGTAACAGCCGTCGGCGACCCTCCTGCTAAAAATTCCTCCGCCAAATTCACAATAGCGTTTGCCACATCACCGCGCCGGATCAGATCGTGTTCGTTGTTCCTGCCGTCATTGCTGCCAGTGGGTTTGTCGTTCCACTCCTCAGTGGTCATCATTTCGGTTCACTTTTCTCAATCTCGGCCAGCGCGGAGTTGATGCGCGCTAGAATTGTTTGCGTTGTTCCGGTTCGTGACCATTGGTCAATGTAAGTGAGTTGCAAGCTCGCTTCCGCCAACGCATCCACCGCCTTCGCCAGTTGCGCCTTGGTGGCGTCGTGCAGGTCGGCGCGGATGTATTGGTCGTCCCACCGATGAACCATCTCAGTAGCGTCTGACTTCGCTTCGCAAATTCGATTCGGCGCGGTCATGCTTTGGCTCCTTTGATGGCGGAGAGGATGGCGTGCTTAATATCGACAGCGCAAAACAGCATTGACTGCCAATCGCGCTTTTCCTTTTTGTCCTTGGCTTCACGCATCCTTAATCCAAGGACTTCGACGCCTTTTTCAGCAATATCCGCCGCCTCACGCATCCCCTGCGCCCGTGCCTCTGCCCGCACAGCGTCCAGCGCGGCGGTTTGGTCTGGGGTGGCGAGGGCGCGGATTTCCTCAGATGCAGCTAGAGACCATCTGCAAACTTCATCGGCTATCCGATCAACCACCGCAGCGGTTTCAGCGCGGGATTGGGTCAGGGCCAGTTCGAGGGCTTCGATGAGGTCGGCGGCTTTTGGCCCGTCTTGGTTGCGATATTGCGGCTTGCCTTGCGTGGGATAAGTCGCTCCATCGACAGACCAGAAGCGCAGGCTTGCCAGCAGTTGTGCGGTGTCGGTCACTTTTTTGCTTTTCAGGTCCATCACAATCCCCCCACGATAAACATCGACGCCGCCAAGATCATCCCGCCAGCCATGGCACATCCTAGCACCACGGCAACAAACACCGGCAGCGGCTTAAACTCAGTGTCAAACCCGTCAACCATGCCAGTGCGGTCAAACCGCGTCAGGTCTTGCGGCAGATCGCAGAACGCTTCACGCGCGGCGCTAATCTTGCGGCCAATTTCAATATGCGGGTCGGTCATTCTCTGGCCTCCTGTGCCAATTTCAAATCCTTGAAGTCGTTTTCTTTGTCGTCAGCTTCAAAGCAAACGCGGCAGACGATCAGGTTAGCAGTCCATCCGTCCAGATCAATCTCGCGCAGTTGTGCCAGATCATCGCCGCACAGATCGCAGGAAAGGTGATCGGTCATTCCCGTTCATCCCTCATGCGCTCATATTTTGCATCTGCGGCGTCATCGGCTTCGGCCTGCAATGCCTCATGCCAGCCTTGGCCGTGCCACCAATTATATGCGGCGTCCCAAGCTGGTCCTTCAATGCCTTCCGGCAATCCGCTCTCGCCGTCAAAGTCCATATTGCCGTCATCGTCGGCAGTAAACTCAACATCGACTTCCGATCCGTCAGGCAGATCAACCGTGCGTGTAAAGTAGAACATTGTCAGGTCTCCCGTTCTTGTTCTCACACCATGCGCCAATGTCATTACACAGTCAAGCGCCATTTATGCTTGCGTCATGACATTTTGCGCAGTAATGTCAGGACATGACCAAGAACGCAGTATTCCAGATCAGACTAAGCAAGGACGCGCTAGCGGCTTACAAGGCGCTTGCGGCAGACCGTGGTCTTGACCTTGCCAGCTTGATCCGCGCGCAGCTTGATGCGCTGATTTCTCCCAGCCGTTGATCGATCTTCCGCGATCCGGCCAACTCCCCTGCGGTGTAAAAATCGCAGGGGCTTTTTTCTGGCACTCAGCCAAACCGACACGCGACGGTATCGCGCAATTATGAAAGGCTAAACGCGGGAATTTCGGTTACCAGACAGCCCCCGGCGCTAACCAAATGCGCTACATTTCAGACCGTCGGGGGCAACCTAACATCTCTGCGACTAGATCAAGATATCCGTGATCCGGCCCGTAGCATTCCATCCATCCTGCCTTATCATTGTGGATAGCATCAGGCCCGATCTGGTGATGCGCCTTGCATAGCGGGATGGTGTCAAAATCACTTGCCTTGCGTGATCCGTAGCGCCCATGGAAAACGTGATGCGCGTCGCATGGAGTTGAATGGCAAATGACGCACGGCAACTCCTTGACGCGCGCCATGTGGGCTTTTCCTGCCGATGTTCCGCGTGATGGTTTTGGCGGCTTTTGACCTAACGGCCCGCGTCCAGCAAGATTACCCATCGGCAAAATCCAACACGTCAAACCCTACGGCTTCCGACAGCATAGCCATAGCGCGGTCAAAATATTCGCGGAATTCTTTCTGATCCATCGCCGCAAATGCCGTGCTGTGCGGCATCATGCCGGTAACATTGCCGCGCAGGTCATAGATAGGCTCAACAAGGCCCATCCGCACCTTTAGTGCGGTGTGGAGTGCTTCGCGCGATTGCCAGCGTCCTGTGGCCTCTACAGCGCGTGTGAGAGCCTGCCAGTATAGCCGATGATGCGGCAGGCTACGCTTGTTGCGCGGCTTTAAATCAAACTCTGTGCCGTTTGGATATGCTGCCAACTCCTCGGCGTCAAACGCGGTGACTGGCGAGAGCTTACCTCCCGCCAGCTTAACCATTGGGGTGGGCGGTTTGTCTTTCAACTTGCCCCCATGATTTTGAAATGCCGATCAAACACGCGCTGTGCGGTCAGCTTAGACGCATCATCGCCGCCAATTACCTGCGCGGCGGTATCCACTAGCAGACTTTCATCGTGCCACCCCTGAGCGGTCAGGTTTCGCATGGTGTTCAGCGCGCGGGCTTCATCATGTTTGCGTGTCATCAGATACCAAGCGCCTCACGATACATATCGATGATCGCCTCTTCTTCCGCCAAGGCGTCGCGCGTTTTCTTCCGCATGGCGATTATCTTGCGCATAGCCTTGATATCGTAGCCTTGGCCACGGGCCTCTGCAAACACCTCCTTTTCTTGCTCGGCAATGTCGCGCTTTTCTGCTGCGAGTTGTTCGGCGCGCTCAATGAATTGGCGCAGTTCTTCGGCGGTCACATTTACTTCGGTCATGGTTCTCTCCATCAGAACGGAATTGAATCTGTGTCATCATCGCGGCGCGTCGTCTGTTGCTCTTGGCGCGGCTCAGATCGTTCACCGCCACCCATCAGCGTCACCTGATCGGCGCGCACTTCCAGATAGGTTTTCCCGTCATGTTCGCGGGTGGATAGATCGCCCGATACGGCCACCTTTGCGCCCTTGGTCAGGTATTGCGCGATTGCTTCACCGCGTTTGCCCCACAGCGATACGGCAAACCATAGCGTTGATTTATCGCGCCCCTTGCGATCCTCGACGGCCACCGTCCAGCTTGTCACGCTATCACCGCCTTGCGTTTGGCGGGTTACGGCGTCCTTGCCGCAGTTGCCTGCGATTGTGATGGTTTTCATCAGAAAGCCTCCTTGGCCGTTGTGACGGTCACGCCGTCAATTTCCATTTTCTTGAAGTTTGACGCGACAAACGCTTCAACAAACTGCGTCACCGCATCTTTATGATTGCGCGCAATCCAATGCAGCGCGGCGCGATGATCTTTGATCTGATACCGCTGGACAGTGCGCAATCCTTTAACCGTGTCGCGCTCCGCAGCCTTTGCGGCGGCCTGCTTTTCCTCCGCTTCACGCATCGCAGCCTGTGCCGCATGTTGCGCCTCGATATTGGCAACATCGGCCATACGCGCGGCTTCCTGTGCCTTGCGGGTGGCTTCCCATGCCTCAGCCTCGGCCTTCTTGCGCGCGGCTTCCTTTTCTGCCGCAAGCTGACGCTTGAAGCTATCAACCAACGCCACAAGTCCTTTGACGCGCATGTCCAGATCGTCTTGTGTCGGCTTCCACCGCGCAATTCCCGCTTTCCATGCGTCGTGCAGCGGCTTGGTTTCCGCGTCACGCGCGTCGTCAACCGCTTTGCGCGCAGCTTTCACGCCTTTGATCAGCGTATCAACCGCTTTCATCTGCGCTTCGGTCTCAACGCGCGTTCCGTCCAGCCAGTTGTCGGTCTCGGCCAGAATGTCACCAAACGCGGCAACAGTTTCTTCTATCACGTCAGGCGGGTTGTTATGATTGCGTGGGGGCAGGTTATCCATGAGTTGCATCAGTAAGGCACCTCATCCCCGCCCAGATCGGCGGCTTTAGTCAGATCAGCCTTGCGCTTGTCCTTTTCAGCAATCACGCGCGCATCCGCCTGCACTTGGCGGGTCAAGCCTTTCCAGATCGTCGCAAGCGCATCAACGCTTTCCGCGCTGGATAGCATCACACAAGCCGACCCTACGGCCACGTCATGGGTATTGCCTTGCTCTTCTGGTTTAGCCTTCGGTTCTGCCTTAGCAGCGGATGTTCCGTCATCCGCATCATCCGTCAAATCGCCTTTGTGCCACAGATCAAGCGCAGCGCCAAATCGCATTGCAGCATTGCGAAGGGCGTCACCGATAACTTCCTTTTCACGCGCCCCCGGGTCTTGGTGCGGTTTAGCGGCGGCATGCCCGTATCCGATGCGAGACACACCGCAAACTGTTAGCTTGATCCACAAGCCGCCAGAAGCGTCAAACAAAGGCAGGCCGTCACGCAGCGCCAGCGGCTCCCAATGCCACATCGGATCGGCATCTAGCAGTCGATAGGTCAGCGCCGCATGACCAACGTAATCCAAATGCACAACGTCCTTGTGATGCCATGCGCCGCACAACTGGCAACGGATGCCTTTCTTGAAGTCCGCCTTAACATCGTCGGTCTGTTGTTTCGTGGGTTTTGGCAGCTTTGAAATTTGATGCGGCGGGAACGGCTCGCGTAGCAAATCAAGCCCCGTTTTTTTTGTGTCGCTCATTGCACCCAATCCTTTGCCGGAACGCCGCGCGCTATCCACGCTAGCTTGCGCGCAGTGCTGGTCATATATCCATATTCTGCACTGCTACGTGCGTGCATACGCCGCGCCTTCATCGCAAATATAAACCACTCTCGCGCGGTCATTGGCGGTTGTGGACTGGTCAGGTCTGTCATGTTCGCCTCCATTTCTGCCTTGACCTTAGCACTATCCGCGCGCAATATGCAAGACACAAATAGCAAAAAGGAAAGCCGAATGACTATCGATGAAATTGCCGCGCGGCTGACAGATCGGCGGCTTGGGACTGTTGCCGATGAGACTGGACTAAGCACCGTGACGTTGCGCGCGATCCGAGACGGCAAGCAAAAGCGCCCGCTGCACGATACGGTTGT